AGGAAAAAAAGAATTTAATTTTTTAGGATATAGTAAAAGTCCAACTGTTACTGTATCACAAAATGATCCATTACCACTTAAGGTATTGGCAATAGCTTTAGAGATGCAATTTTAATTATGGGCGCAAGTGCAAGTACAATGATGATGGCTAGTGCAATAGCTTCAACTGCTGGAATGGTATATAGCATTCAAGCACAAAGAGCTGCATTACAAAGAGAAAATACTAGATTAGACAGAGAATCAAAAGTAGCTCAAATACAAGCATTAGAAGAAGAAAATTTAAGACGAGATAAATTAAATCAAACACTTGCATCTAATATAGCTTTTCAATCTGCTGCTGGTTATTATGATGATTCAAGAAGTTTTCTTAATATTAATAAACAAGTAGTTAAAAAAGCAGAAAAAGATTTATCTAATATTCGATTACAAGGACAAATTGTTCAATCGAAATATAGAGATACTATTTTTGAAAATGATTTACAAAAAGAAGCAATAACTTTTGGAGGGTATACTTCAGCAATGTCAGAATTAACAACTGGTTATGCTATGTATAAGTATTATAGTTAATGGCACTTAAAAGAGGAGAAAGAGAATCTGTCGTTACCCAATCTTCATTGGCAAGTAGAATGGGTGTTGTTCGTGCTTATGATGGTGATGGATTTGCATTAGCCTCAAAAGCTTTAGGAAAAACATTAAGTTCATTAGCAAAGATACAAGCTGATGTAGAAGAAACAGATTGGAAAGCAACTTTTCAACTTGATGGTTCAAAAGCTATTAATCAATTTGCTAACGATCATAGATTTGATTCAGGATCATTTATGTCAAAAGCAGATTCTTATATTGAAGGAGCAGTAAACGAAGCTCCTCAAAGATTTAAGTCTTATGCTAAACAATATTTGGGTATGCAATCAATTCGTCATTATGAACAGATTGCAAATGAAGAATGGGCAAAAAGATTAGATACAACATGGGAAAATTTTGGAAATAATAATGCAGATTTTTTATCTAAATTTACAAATTTATTACAAAATAGTTCAGTTAGTGAACATCAAAAAATATATGGAGAACAAATTTTACCAGAATTAAGTGAACAAAAATTAATGTATGAAAAATTATATAATAATTCTCCATCATCAATGGATTTACCTACACCTGATACTTGGCTGCAAGGTCAAAAAATAAATTTAGAACAAGGTCGTGTATTATCTAAAGCATTAGAAATTCTTAATGATGGTATTAATGGAGGTGATATTACACAAGGATATTTGGATGCTCAAGAATATTTAAAAGAATATATTAATGATCCTGATGTTCAAGGTTTGCAATCAGGTGATGGTATGCAAGGCGCAATAGTAGAAGAAAATCCTTTTACATTAGTTGATACAAGTCCAGCAGATAGAGAAGTAATAGTAGATTCAGTTGGCTCGGCATTAAACAATGAACATAAATTAAAAACAGATCAATTAAAACATGCTCTATCTCAAGAAGAAACAAAGATGTTATCTTTATATAATGAAGATATTACGAATAAACAATTAATAGGTTCATTAGCTCATCCATTAACTATGGCATTGCCTGATTTAAAAGATTTAGAAAAAAAAGAATATTGGAAATTTTTAGATGAAGCTCAAAAAATTGATATTATTAATAAACAAAGAGATAAAAAAAGAATACAAGATAAATCTATTGAATTACTTACTGATGGTAGTAATAAGCAATTTTCTGGTGCTTTAACTGATTTAGATGGAATAGAAAATGCAGAAGCTCAATTAATGGAGCATATGGTAATGCAAGAAATATTTTTAACTGGTGGCGATCCAAATATGATATTTGATATAGATACATTATTTAGTGATACTACTTCAATAGAATATAATGCTTTAATTAATGTTAGTAAAAAAGCTAAAAGGTTTGATCCATATTCTACTCAATGGTTATCTAGTTTAGCAAATCTTAATGTAGATTCAATAGAAGAATCAGGCATATTAGGAAAGATGCTTACTTTCTATGATATGGTTAATCATCAACAAAAAAATATTATAGGAAAAGAATTACCTAATGGTATGTCAAAAGTTTTACATGATGCAAGTAAAGAATGGAAACAAAGTCAATTCTTTAGACAACCTGAAAACTCAAGACATTTTGCTACTTGGATATATGATAGACTACATCCTGATGAAAAGATTTTTGAAAAAAGAGCAGAAGCATTTAATAAGTATATAAACGATAAAGGAATAGGCTCAGTAGATTATTTAAAGCAAGAATTTATGAAAGAATTTATTAGTAATATTCATTCTAATAAAAATCCTATTCGTCATATATCTCAAGAATTAATGTCATTTATAACGGGTGGTTTAGTTACTGATCCTGATGATGAGCAATTTACACAATTTGCACCAGCGGGAATGGATTGGAAAGGATTTTTCTTAAAACCAATAGCTGGATTTGATTCAGATAGAATGTTACAATTTGCCGATAAAGGAGAAGATTTTTTAGTAGAAGCTATTGATCGTTTAGCTCCTTATCATTTAAGTAATGATCCTACAGATGCAGAAATAAAAGAAGCAATGCCTTTTATAATGAACGATGTTTTTGCTGAATTAAATAATAATGGATATGGAGTATCAACTATGTCTAGTGCTGGTGGACAACCAACATTAAGTCAATATCCTATTGAATATGAATATAAAGATATTGGTAAAAGTGGAATAGCTTTTTCTTTTTCTAATGATTATCTTATTAATAATTATAGAGCTGAAATGATTTTAAGTGATCCTGATGCAAGTGAAGAAGATAAAGCTGATGCTTTATTTTATCTTCAAAATTTAAGAGGTACAAATGATATGGGTGAGTTAAACGCTGCTTATACAGAAAAAGAAATTATTGATATGGTAGAAAATAATGACATTTGGTTTACTTTAGATGATGATACAATTCGTGATGCTGAAAAAGGATATAAAGTTCAATATCGTCTTGGAAATGTTCCTACTATGTTTGAGCCATTTGATGCAGATCGTTCATTAGATGATAGTGAATTAAGATTTTATCCTGATAGTCAAGATTATCAAACTATTAATTTTAAAAATCATATGAATCTTAAAAAAATTAAAAAAGACACAGCTATGGATTCAGCAAGACAATTAATTGAACCTAGTGAAGATGATAATTGGGCAATGACAACATTAAAAAATGCTCAGCGTTCTTGGTATGCAAAAACTATGGAATTATTTTCTGACATGGATGAAATATATGGATGGCTTTCAGGACAACCTGAAGTAGCAGATAAAATCATGTCGGATTTAGATGCTAAAGTTTATGAAGTATTAAAACCAATAATTGGAGATAAACAAGTTATTAGTTTTTCTGAATATAAGAAGGAGATTAGAATGAGAGAAGCAGCACAAATTACTGACGATAAAGTTATGGGTAAACTTAATGAATTATATTTTGTAAGTGAAGGTGGTTTTCACAATGACGGATATGTATTTGATGACCCAGTTGGAATTAAAACAGTTGGAACAGGTATAGCTTTATATGAACCGACTGGAGAACCTAATAAAGCAAATTGGGATTTATTAGAAAAATATGGATATAATGTTCAAGATATTGTTGATGGTAAAGTTGCAATTACAGCAAAAGATGATTTTCAAATGCGACAAGATATTATTGAAAGACAAATTGAATATTTTGTTAAACCTAAATTTGGTTTTGTTTTTACTGACAAAACAAGAGATTGGTCTAATTTGCAAGTTGTATTAGCCGATATGGCAATGGAAGGTGGGAAAAGTTATTTAGGACCAAACTTTACTAATGCTGTTAATAATCAGGATTGGAATAAAGCTATATTTGAATTAATAAATGATACTGGGAATAATAGAGGTAGAAATTATAAAAGAGCAAAACTTTTATCTGCTTATTTGCCAACATCAATAAATATAAATGATTATAGAATTAATGATATTCCTGAAGGAATGTCAAAAGGAGAATATTTAAATAAAATCCGTAAAGATGATTCTCATTGGAAACATTTAAATACTTTGACTGGAATTACTAAACCTGAGTAATGACTTATAGACGACCATTATCGTTATTACAACCTATTGAACAAAGAGGTTTAAGAGACCCTGTTAAAGAACCGTCATTACATGACTGGGCAACAAACTTATCTCAAGAGCCTAAAAAGTTTATGTATAATATGTTTAATGAAAATGTATTAACAAAAATGGGTTCTGCTGGATTACATGCTAATAGTTATTTAGGTAAAGTAGAAGAAGGATATAATCCTTTTGATGATCCTGAATTAGATATTTATCATGATTATATGCAATATTTTATTCATTCTCGAAGCAGACAAGAAACTCGAGATTTAATAAAAGATTTTCATATGGATCAACAAATGCATCAAGCAAGTCCAGCTCAAATTGCTGGTATGTTAGCTGGAGCATTAACTGACCCAACAAGTATTTTTATGTTTATGAAAGCTGGTAGTTGGTTTTGGAAAGGTAATACTTTGCAAAAATCAATGAAATTAGGTGGAGCATTAACAGGAGAAGAAATAATTAAACAAGTATCTGATACTACTCGGCATAAAGAAATGGCATTATTTACTGCTGGTGTTGGTTTTGGATTACCAGTTGTTTTAGGTGGATTAAAATATGCTAAAAATTATCCAGTTGAAAAATTAAATAAATATATGGAAATGGCTGATGCAGATGATGCTATTAGAGCTACTCGTCAAGGTGGAAGTATTAGAGTAGGTGGAGTTGGAGCTGATGTTCCACCCGGAAAAGAATGGGCAAAAAATTATGATGAATTATTAGAAGATGAAGGATTTTTAAAAACTTGGTTAGGTAAATACGGAATAGAACAAGGTCCATTTACTCCTATCTTTAGAACATTACAATCTGGTGTTTTAGAAGCAAGAGAAATGATTATGTCATTATTAGAAAGTCCTTTGTATCAAATGAAAAATAAAGAATTTGTTTCAACTACTATTCCCATAGAAAATGTTGTTGGTAGAAAAATGGCTAATGTAACTATGATTATTCGTGAAGTAGAAAAGGCATATTTAGATTATTTAAAATCAATGGGTGTTAAAATGAAAGGTCCAGCAAAAAGAATAAGATTACATTTTGGTTCTATAGGAAAACCTGATGTAATGTCTTTTAGACAATTTAGACAAGCAATTACTCGTGGAAGAATGAATGGAATGAAATCTGATAATGAGTTTGTTCAACAAGGAATAAATATAACACAAAAAAGATTATACGGACCAACAGGACAAGCATTTGATGAATCAGGTATTAATCTTTGGTGGATTAAAAGAGAAGTATCTATGTGGGAAAGATATTTAGAATCTGCAAGAATAAGCAATAAAGGTTATATAGAAATGGGAGCTGAAAAAACTATTATGTATCCTGAAATGATAGAAAAAATTTTAGATAAATTAAAAGGTCGTTTATCATATCTTGAAAAGAATGGTTCTTTAGCAAAAAATTATATTAATATAATGTATAATTATGACGCAATTCAAAAGAATCCTGATTTATTTAGAAAAATAATGAAAGAAGAAATACTTGCTAAAAATAGAAATATTGGTCCTGATGAATTAGATAGAATAATTGATGATTTAATGAATCCAACAAATCATCATAAATATCCTGATGTTGTTGGAGCAACTGATCCTGAAATGGTTTTATTACAAAATATGTTAGATGAATTTAAAGCAAATAAATTAGCATATGAAGTATTAAGAACTAAAAATAAATTAGATAAAGCTCTTAAAACTAAACAAAAAATTAATAATGAAAAATTTTTTGAGAATTTATTTAAAGAAATGCGTAAAGCTGGAATTAATACTGGAAAAGAAACTAAACAAAAAGTTATAGAGCAATTTTATTTTCAAAATTCTAAAGGTATAGATAGGTATATAAAAAATTTATTTGATAGTCCAACAGCTCAAAAAGCTAAAAGAAAATATATTTATGAAAAAGATTTCGGCAAAATAAGTAGAAATTTTAAATCTAGAGAACTGAATATTAATTATGAAAGAGTAATGGATGAAGGATTTATTGAAGATGATATATTTAGATTAAGTAGAGGATATTTTAATTCAACAGTACCTGATATAGAAATAGCTAAAATTTTTGGTGATCCTATGGCATGGGGAGGTCAAGCTGGATTTAGACCCGGAATTAATCAAATTATAAAATTATATGATGAAAAAATTAGCAAAGTTAAAACAGATAAACAAAGAATAAAATTAATAAAAGAAAAAAATCAAGTCATAGAAGATTTACAAGCTAGTAGAGATTTAATTAAAGGATTATATGGATTACCAGAAAATCCTCATAGTTTTACAAGTAAAGCAGTTCGTCATGGAAAACAATATAATGCTTTAACAATGCTTACTGGATGGTTAGCAGCAGTTCCTGATGTTGGAAGATTAGTTATGGCTAATGGTGTTGATAAAGTATTAGGTGATACTTGGACAATAATGATGAATGGTATGTGGAAAGATATTATAAAAATGCAAAAAAATGAATTAAATATACTTAACGAAGCAGTTGATATGTTTAATGGTTCAAGAGCTGCTATTATTAATGATATTGATACTCCTTATGGAATGTATTCTAAGTTTGAAAAAGGAACAAATAGTTTAACTAATTTTTATTTTACTTACATTAATGCAATGAATATTTGGAATACTGGAGTTAAGCAATTAATGTATATGTATAATGGTTCTTCTTTAATAGAAGATATGTTTCATATTGTTAAACAAACAGGAAAAAAATCTACTGTTTTAAAAACAGATACAACAATCTCTATGCGATTAGCTAATGCTTTTATAGATCAACCAATGGCAGAAAGAATTGTTGCTCAAGTAGAAAAATATGGATTTAAAAAAGGTAATTTTAGAATGGCTAATTTTGAAAAATGGGATGATGCAGTTGCAAGAGAACATTTTGAAGCAGCTATGAAACATGAATCTAATATTGGAATTGTTACTCCAAGAAAAGGTGATGTTCCATTATGGATGAATTGGCGTTTTGGCAGTATGCTATCTCAATTTAAAAAGTTTGGTGTAGCTGCTACACAAGCTGTTTTAATTCGTGGATTACAAGAAAAAGATGCTAACTTTTTTGTTGGTGTTATGTTTTTAGTTGCTCTTGGAGGAATGGTAGATATGATTCGTACTCGTTCTTTTGGAAAAGATTATACTAAAAAATCAAGAACATCACAAATACTAGATGCTTTAGATCGTTCTGCAGCATTAGGTATATTTACAGATATTAATAGAGCTATTGAATCTGCAACAGATAACAGATTTGGATTAAGACCAGCTTTAGGTGATAAAAAACCTTATGGTACTTCATGGAAATATAAAGCTGGTATACTTGGACCATCTGCTTCTCAAATATCTAATATTGCTGATATTATGTGGGATACGGGTACTGGTAAATATAATCATCATACTGCAAGGAATGTGCGTAGACTTATACCTTTTCAAAATGTATTTTATTTAGACTGGATTTTCGATAAAGTTGAAAAAGGATTAAGGTTTTAAATGGCAAGTATTACAATATCAGATACAAGTCCTAGAGTACAATATACTGCTAGTGGCTCTCAAACGGCATTTACAGTTCCGTTTGAATTTTTTAATGCTACTGATATTAAAGTTATTAGAACAGTAAGTACTACTGATACAACTTTAACTTATGCAGCTAGTCCTTCTAGTGCTACACAATATTCAGTTTCAGGCGCTGGTGAAACTGGTGGTGGTTCAATTACTTTAGGTGGTGGAGCAACTGCTGGTCATAAATATACAATTTATAGAGATTTACCTATTGCAAGAAGTTCTGACTTTCCAGCTTCAGGACAGTTTTCAGTAGAAACACTTAATACAGAATTAGATAAAATTGTTGCTATGATGCAACAAAATGAAAGAGATTTTAATTATACTATCCAAGCTAAATCAAGTACATCAACTGCTTACGGTTTAACATTCCCTGAATTAGTAGCGAATAAAATATTATCCGTTAATTCTTCTGGTAATGCTTTAGAGTTTAGTCAATCAATTACTGATGTATCAACTGTAGCTGGAATTGCTAGTGATATAACGACAGTAAGTGGAATAGCAAGTAATGTAACGACTGTGGCTGGAATAGCCTCTAATGTAACGGCTGTAGCTGGAGATGCTGCAGACATAGGAGCTGTTGCTGGAAAAGCTACTGAGATTGGAAGATTAGGTACTTCTGATGCTGTTGCAGATTTAGCAATACTGGGTACTTCGGCAATCGTAACCGATATGGATTTATTGGCAACTTCTGCCAATGTAACTGCTATGGGGCATTTAGGTACTTCGGCTAATGTTACTGCTATGGGATTACTAGGCACAAGTGCTGTTGTAACCGATATGGGTTTATTAGGTACTGCTGATGTTGTTGCTGATATGGCTCTCCTTGCAGATTCTGATGTAATATCTGATATGAATACTCTTGCAACAAGTGATATTGTAAGCGATCTTAATACTCTTGCTACAAGCGATATAGTTTCAGATTTAAATACTTTAGCAACTTCTGACATAGTTTCTGATATTAACCTTTTAGCTACTTCGGACATTGTTTCCGACCTTAATACTCTTGCCACTAGCGATATTGTTACTGACATTAATTTACTAGCAACAAGTGATATAGTTTCCGACCTCAATACTTTGGCAACCTCTGATATTGTATCAGACCTTAATACTTTAGCGACAAGTGATGTTGTTGCTGATTTAAGTACAGTTGCCGATAATATTGCTGGAGTAAATAGTTTTGCCGATAGATATAGAGTAGCAAGTTCAGCTCCATCTAGTTCTTTAGATGAAGGTGATCTTTACTATAATACTTCTGCTAATTCTTTAAATTATTATAATGGTAGCTCATGGGCAGCCATAACTACTGATACTGATGTTAAAACTTTAGTTAGTTCTAACGATACTACTGCTGGTTATTTAAATGGTAAATTAGTCGCTGGAGATAATGTGACATTTACAGAAAACAATAATGGTAGTAATGAAACTTTGACTATTGCGGCAACTGACAACAGTGTTAGTATGGCAATAGCACTCGGATAGGAAGGAGAATATGGCTAATACATTTAAAACTGTAACTTTTGCTGCTGAACCAGCTTCGGCTGGAACACCTTATGTAATGTATACTGTAGCTGGTAGTACCACTACTGTAATTCTCGGTTTGCGTGTAACAAATATCCATACTACTTCTGTAACTGTTGAAGTAGAATTGGTTAGTGATACAGCAAATCGTGGTGGAGCAAACAATGTAACAAATGGTACTGCGTTTCTAGCTAAAGATGTTGTTATCCCAGCAAAATCCAGTTTGGAAATTTTGGCTGGTAGCAAGATTGTAATGGAAACTACTGATGTACTTAAAATAGATTGTTCAGTAGCAGATAAAGTTTCAGGCACATTATCAGTTATGGAGATTACTTAATAGCTTATGACATATGTGGGGCAACAACCTAGCACTACTTTTGATTCAGGTATTCAAGATCGCTTTACTGGATTATCAAGTAATACAGTAACGCTTACACATGACATATCTGCTGAAACAGATATTCTTGTTGTATGGAATAATATCGTTCAAGATAGTGGTACTTATTCGGTAGGTGGTACTGGAAATAAAACTTTGACTTTAGGTGGAACGCTAGTTTCGGCAGATGTCGTAACTGTGTATTACACAAACAAAGTAATGCAATCAATTAATCCTACTGCTGGAAGTGTAGGCATAGCAGAATTAAATGTTTCTGATGGCTCTAATGGTCATGCATTAACAACTAATGGAAGTGGTACATTATCTTTTGCAGATGTTGGTGCAGATGCAGATAACTATTTTCAGTCTGGTTTATCAAGTAAAGATTTAGGTAACGGACTTCATGTAAAGATAGCTGATAGTGGTGGTAGTGTTAATGCTAATAGAGGTGCTATTGTAGTAGAAGGCACAGGCGATCACGGAATGACTATTGTTGGTAATAATGCTGGACAAGGTGGATTATGGTTTGCTAATCAATCTGCAACTGATGCTGGTCAAATTGATTACAATCACCCAGACGATACTATGAGATTTTATACTGCTGGTGGTGAAAGAATGCGTATTGGTGATACTGGAAAAGTGTTTATTCAATGTACTCAAGCACCAAGTAGTAGTGTTAGTGGTATTCAACTTGCTGATTCTAATTCTGCAAGTAAATTTGGTGGTGGTAGTGGAACTACTAATCAAAATTTAATTGTATTTTATAATGGTAATGGAGAAGTAGGTAAAATTCACACAAGTGGCTCTAATACAACTTATGCCACTTCATCTGATTACAGATTAAAAGAAAATGTAAATTATAATTGGGATGCAACGACAAGATTAAAACAACTTAAACCAGCAAGATTTAATTTTAAAGCAGACGCAGATACAACTGTTGATGGTTTTTTAGCACATGAAGTTTCAAGTATTGTGCCACAAGCTGTTGTTGGAACAAAAGATGCTACTGAAAGTAAAACAAATGTAGTTTTAAATCCAGTAGGCGATATAGCGGCAGAAGGAATTACAGAAGAAGAATGGACACAAGGTAAAGCAGATGGAATATATCTTGCTAATTCAACATGGCATTCAAGTAAAGATGTGCCAGTTTATCAAAGTATAGATCAATCTAAATTAGTTCCACTTCTTATTAAAACAATACAAGAATTAGAAGCAAGAGTTAAAACATTGGAGGATGCATAATGGCTTTTAGTAAAATAGCGGCTGAAAATTTAGGTGGCTCTACACTTCCAGCTTTAGCTGGTGGTAGTTTAACTGGCGTAGGTATTACTGAACATGATGTTTGGAGATTAACTGCTGATGTTACTACTGGAAGTCAAACTATAACTTCAAATTTAGCAAGAACAACAGTTTTGGGTTTTCAAAAAATTGGAACAGGAATGTCTGAAAGTTCTGGTGTATTTACTTTTCCAAGCACAGGAATATGGGAAGTATATGCTAGATTAAGTGCTAATAATGGTGCAAACAAAGTTCGTAGTGCTACTTGTCAAATACAATATACAGCAAATAATTCAAGCTATGCACAAGTATTATCGGCAACTGGTAATATGTATGATGATGGCTCAGAAAATACATACTTTGTAGGAGATACTAAATTTACATTTGACATTACAGATACAGCAAATCAAAAAGTAAAATTTCATTTAACATCAGATGATAGTGACTCAACATTTGGAGGTAGCACATCTACTACAAATGCCAATGGTTGTGTATTTGTATTTACAAGATTAGGAGATACATAAAATGTACGTTGGAGCTATACCCACAACTGGAGATTTTAAAATTTTGGACTCGATTACAACTTCGAGTTCAACCACATTCAACCTTAGACAAGGGGGTGTTGCTGTATATCCTCAATCAGCTAATCATTGTCTTGTAGTTTTAAATGGAGTTTTACAAACTGCTGGTAGCAGTTTCAACATTGTAAATGACACTGTTGTTTTTGCAAGTTCGCTTAGTTCGAGTGATGTAATAAATCAAATCCTAGTATTAGGTAATGTTAATGATATTGGTACAGTATCAGACGATACTGTTAGTACAGCAAAGCTACAAGCAAATGCTGTAACTTATCCAAAAACTTCTGGTTTAGTTAGACCTAATGCGAAACCTTTAGTGATAAATTCAGATATGGCTGTGGCTCAACGAGCTACATCAACAGCAAGTATTACAAGTTCTGGTTATCATACTGTGGATAGATGGAGATTTAACTATTCAGGTAGTGCTGGAACTTGGACACAATCACAAGAAGCATTGGGAACATCTGACCAAGCAACAACAGGACAAAAAAGAGCTTTAAAAATGGATTGCACATCTACAAGTTCTTTAGGCTCTGGTGGATATATGTCAATTCAACAAGTTTTTGAAGGTCAAAATTTACAATTAATTAAAAAAGGAACAAGTGCAGCTGAAAAAGTTACATTTTCATTTTGGGTAAAAGCTACAAAAACTGGTACAAATATTATGACTATGCGTGATAATGATAATACTAGAA